AAAAGTCCGGGCTATTAAACCCAGACCGTTTGCTGCCACCACACGGGGAGAGGAAGAGAGAGGCAAGCTTAGTTTAGCACAAAGTCGACAAATCTATTTAAGGCTTGGCGTGCCTTTTGTGCAACTCTTCAACAACTGCGTGCAGGGCTTCGGCACCGGTTCTAGCTTCTTCTAAATAGACCATCTCTCGGCTTTTTGTATAACCGGAGAGGCAACGTCCAACTTCGTAGATAGATTGCTCCACCCACATTTCAAGTTCTGATGTAGGGATCTTAGATACCCGTTTTGCAATTTTTTCTGAAAAAGGTTTATCCCAGGGGCTACTCTTTGAAAAAGGCATCTTCATAACTGCCGTCCTCCGGCTCCCATACCTTGCGGACCTTCATAGCATCTGAAAGTCGAGTGTCTATTTCTTTGTCGTCTTCAAACTCTAAATCTGATCCAACAATCCACTTTCCAATGTAAAACCCAGGTTTTGTAAAAGGCAGTCTAAATACTAAACAAGAGCCTTTTCTGTAGGGGTGGTCAGTTTCTTGTGTCCAGCCCACCTCAATAATAGGTAAAGCTTTTCTATGGTAGTACTCAAGCTTTCCGCCGTATATTAGTCCGTATGTGATCATAGAATCTCGTTAAATATTTCCTTTGCTGTAAAGTTTTTAATGTTAAAGTCTTCTGGAAGCGGCTTTCCAAGCCTACTACCAATTTGAGCTGTTTGGCTAATTCTTTCTTTAGCTCCAGATGAGAACTCATCCATATTGCATGGACCCATATCTGGCCATTGATCTAAACCGGATGACCTTAGATACTTACCGGTAGAGCCGCTAGCTTTTAAACCTTCCCACATACGAGTGGGGACGTTGTTGTAGCACCACCAAGTATTATCGCGAAACACTACAACTAATTTATTGTCTGTTGGGTGATATCCAATAGTCCAAGCTCTTGGACGTTCTTGATTAGTGGTAGGCGCGTTTCTAACCTCTGCACCGGCGTTTTTAAGCTCTTTGGGGACACTGACAAGCCACTCTGTGTTTTCAAGAACTTCATCACGGCCCTCTTTAAGTTCGCGCTTTGCAACGGATTTTGAGGAGTCTGTTTTAACCCGAGCCAGCTCTTCGCTTACACGGTTCATTCCCTCAAGATAGGCTTTGCTTCTTCTAGCCATTATTCCTCACAGACATGATCTTGGGTTTCTGTTTCTAATACCCGCACTAAGCATACAGAACAGCGTAGGTACCGAAGCGGATTAAAATTGTTTTGAGCCGTAGCTCCTAGAGGAAAGTTACTACCATCCTCGTTAGCTTGTGGTTCGTAGTCAAAAACAATATCAGGCTCGTCAAACAACTCTACAGGGAAAGGCCCTTTGGGATTGATTGCCGTTTTAGGTACTGGGTGTACCTGAATTGCCTGCTTGTTAGTTACCCTCATCTACAGAATCTTCCTCTACAGGAACTTCTGCTTTCTTTTTTGTAACCTTTGGCTTTTCTTCAACAATATCTTTTTTAGGACCCTCAGACCGAAGAGGAAAATCACCTTCGGCAGCTGGGGTTAAAAGCCAGCGAGGAAGACATGAAGAGCAATAGTCCACAGGGTTGGTTACAGCATCATCTACTGTGTAGGTGGCTGCATATTGGCAGTTAGCACATTTAATCATAATTACCTCCTCATCCAGTATACAACAAAAAAGGGGGCAGCACATAGCCGCCCCCTCAGTTGTAAGGTGTTATTTCTTCTTTGAAGTCTTCTTTGCTGAAGCGGTCTCAGAAGCAATCTTCTTTGTAAGCTCTGCCAGTCCGGCTGTTGCAACCTTGCCAAATGCTGGATCTAGCTTGTTAAAATAGCGAAGTGCTACGGGGACCAAAGATGCCCATAGAGCGTTAGCGACTAGTAGCCACTCACCTGAACCAAAGTCCAGTGGGGTTGACGCGCCGCTTGTTTGCATAACAATTATTACTGCGCCAATAACCTGACCAAGCAAGTTACGTGCGTAGGATTCAATCATTGCCTTATTCATTCTTCTCCTTCTATTACGTGTTGGTCGAATCGACCCTCAAGTCTTGCTAATGATACACGCATTTCAGTAATGTCAAGTCCAATTTTATTAACGGCGTCACGCATACTTGAGCCGCCGTTGGGCTTAAGCTCAGCTAGGTAGTGCTTGATGGTCCACTTGATACCAAGGATAGTTACGCCGCCTACTCCAAGAATAACGGAGGTTAGTGCGGCCCAGTCAGATACGGTCATTTATCGATACTCATTCTGTAGAAGATGTCAAGTTCAAGGTAGAAGAGTGTGTCGTCCGTATCAAATAACAAGATTTATGTAGTTAAATTAGACCATCTAAGCGTGAATTTGTCTTAATATAAAAAATATATTTGTTTCAACTTGACCTAAGATGTAACTCTGTGGCAACCTAGAGTTTAGAAGACGCTAGCAATAGCGTCTTTTATTACTGAGAGGAGCAGAAATGTTCAATATCAGAAAACGTAACGCAATGGCAATTGTGATACTTGTAATCCTAGGACACTGTCCGCCAATGGCGACAGCGTTACCGGTTGCAAATGCACCAGTAGTCATTACGGACCCGCTTGATAAGTACAGAGGAGCAACAGAGCTGTCAGACACAGATTTAGTTGATCTGCTTAGTGCAATTGGTTTTGAGGGAAAAGCTCTCAAGGTTGCCTACGCAGTGGCTAAAAAAGAGTCTAACGGTCGCCCACTGGCTTTCAACGGAAATAAAGGCACAGGAGATCACTCCTACGGTGTATTCCAGATTAACATGATTGGAAGTTTGGGAGAAGCCCGTAAGGAAAAGTTTGATCTCACCACTAATAAAGACCTCTTTGACCCGGTCACAAATGCAGAAATAACTTTCTACATGACTAGAGGTGGAGAAGATTGGTCTTCCTGGAAAATATATCCAGGTCAAACAAATGGAGCTAGATATGAGACTTATCTAAAACAATTCCCAAAGAACTAAAAATCTAAACCAAAAAGCCCCCGGTTATTAGCCGGGGGCTTTTTGTTTGTGTTGGGAAGATTATGCCCAAGGAGTGATTGTGATTGTTGCTGTTGAAAGCACTGAGGCTGTTCCAGCTGCAACTGACTGTGTTCTGATTGTTCCAGCTGTACCTGTAAGGCGTGTTCCAGGTGTGATAGCGCCTGAATCGGCAACTGTCCATCCTGTACCTGCAATAACAAGTGTGCTTCCTGATCCACCAGTTACATACCAAGTACCAACAACTGCTGCTGGGATACCTGTACCTGCTGCAATAGTAACCTTTGTTCCTACTGGCCATGAAGTTGTTCCACCAGATACGGTTACAGTCGCTGCTGTAGTTGTTGTTACATTGATTTGAGTTGGCTGTGTAGCAGTGTTAGTTGCGCCAGCTGCTGTAGTGATATTAGCTGTCTCGTAACCTGCATCCTTAAGCTCGTCAAGAGCTACGGCTGTTGTATCTCCAAGTACTGAAGGTACGTTGATGTATCCGATTCCAGCGCCATCGTAAGCTGTTAGAGCGTTTGTTGCCTCTACCTTGCCACGTTGTCCTGTAATTTCTCCAGCGTTAGCTGCGTTAGTTACTGTGAACTGGTAGGCATTAGCTGTAGCAACTGTTGCTGCTGATAGGTTATAAGCACCTGCTGTAAGGCCTGTAATGTTTACAGAGTCGTTTACTTCAAGCTCGTTCTGTGCTGTGTATGTAACAGTTGTTCCATTACCTGAAGCTGCTGTAACCATGTAGTTAGCCGCTCCTGGTGTATATGATGGGTAACCTGACCAACCTGCTTCTGCGTTTGCGTGGTTGTCAAGAGCTGCATTTAAACGCTCACCTGTAACAACTGTTGTTGCTGACCATGAAACGTCTGCGCCAACGCCAGGAAGTCTGTCAATAACTACCTTAGCTAAAGCTGTCTGAGCTGAGTCAGTTCCTGATGCTGCGTTAGTTACTGTAAAACCTGTGCGAGCGCCTTCTGTACCTACAAGTGAGGCAATGAAAACATTTGAAAGGTTAAGAGCTGATGTTGCAAGACCTGTAATAGTTACCTTTTGACCAACGTTAAATGCGTTAGCTGCTGTGTAAGTTACTGTTGTACCGTTACCAGAAGCAGCTGTTACTGTTGCGCTCTGGAAGGCTTCTAAATTTGAACCTGTTGTTCCGCCAATATTTACAGCCGCTTCTTCTGTGCGGATGTCATTTGGCTGCATAGGGTGGTTGCCCCATACAAAATCTACTACGACGTTTCCGCCAGTATCTAATGCCATTGTAAACCTTTTTCTCTAGAGTGGTTAAGCACCTGATCGGGGTGCAGTCACTATTGTCTAAGAGTATTCAGGCGTTGTCAGGCTTTATCTCTAAATGAGTTTGTCGTTACGTCAAAATTAGCTGAGGTAATAAGGCTTGGCTCAACGCCAGTGATATCAACAATAATTGGATCACTAAGTAGGATGGCAGCTAAGCGCTCATCTGTCTCCATAACCTGTACAACTTCACCATCAATGATGAAAGCAAGCATTGCTCCGGCTGCTACATATGTCATT